ATATATGTTCTTATAAAATTAACGGGGCGTTCTAAACCCCCTGTGGCTCTAAGTTTCGAGTTAAACGAGCCGGCCTCATTTCCGACCAAATTCCCAAAACTTAATGTTGTAATTTTACAAAAGGAGGTGGTCAGATGGCTAGACCACGTAAATTGAACCTACAAAAACAAGGGCACCGTACCAAAGAAGAATTACAAGAAGCAGAAAACGTTGAAAATGGGCTTTATGAGTTTGATCAGATTGATGCAAAAAAATTACCTGAAGATTTAACCGAAGGTGCGGCTAAAGAATGGGTGCGTGTTGTTCCTCTTTTACAACAATTACCAATTGCAGAACTAGATTATGGTTTAATCAAGAAATATTGCCAGTTAGTCGACATTAGTGACGAAGCATACCAAGAAATGCAACAAGTTGGTACGTATCAACCAGATAACCATCGTAAAACAGGACCATATGTCACATTCATGGATACTACAAGAGAAATTATAAGCATATGTGGCAAATTGGGTATGACAATTGATAGTCGTATGCGTTTAGTTGTACCGGTTGAAAAGGATAAAGCAAAATCGGTTTACGATGAATTTGGTGTTGATGAAGATGACTAACGTTAAAATACCTAAAGTGTATGAAAAGCTTCTAAATATACCCAATGATTTAAGAGATGATGCATACAAATACTGTGTCATGGTTCTATCTGGTGCATACATTACATGTAAGGATACTAGACTTGCCTGTATTCGTCATTTAAAAGACATACACAAGTCAATAGATAATCCTGAATGGAATTATATCTATAAACCTAAACGTGCCAAAAAGGTTATTAAATTCATGGAAACACTACCTGATACAAAAGGTAAGATACACAAATTGACATTGTTTCAAAAGTTCATTGTCGCAAATGTCAGAGGTTGGTTCACGAAAGACAGAGATATGCTGAGATTTAGAAAAGCTTTTATCTCAATGTCAAGAAAAGGAGGTAAGTCACTTTTAGTAAGTGGACTTGTACTTTATTCTTTTTTATTCGATAGGGAACCAGCAGAAGGCAGACAGATATTTTGTGCAGCTAATGACAAGAAACAAGCAAGCGTAGTATTCAACATGGTAACTAAACAACTTATGCATTTAGTATCAAAAGTACCAGAATTAAAGAAAGACGTTAAAAAAGTACGCGAGTTGCTTAATAACTTGCGTGATGACTCTTTCGTTATGCCATTATCACGTGATACAAGTGCAGTCGATGGTTTCGAACCATTCCTAGCAGTTATTGATGAATACCATGCAGCGAAAACAGATGAAATGGTCGAATTAATCCAATCAGGTCAAGGTAACTTATACCAATCACTTATATTTATCATCAGTACCGCAGGTTTTAACTTAAATTCACCGATGTTTGTAAATGAATGGCCTTATGCTAAAGATATTTTAGCTGAAATTTATGATGATCCAGAATACTTTGCGATTATCTATGAACAAGACTCGGAAGATGAATGGCAAGATAAAACAACATGGGCCAAGTCCAATCCATTAATCAATGAATCAGACGACTTAAAAGAACAAATTGAAGAGTATTTGGAAAAACGCGTAGCAGAGGCTAATAAAAAAGGATCTATGTTCAAGGTGCTTGTTAAAAACTTCAATTATTGGTTACAAGCAAGTACAGAATCTTACTTAGATTTCAATGATTGGAAAAAGAATGAAACAGATTTTGATATACATGGGTCTAAAACTTATATCGGCCTAGACTTATCACGTGCTGATGACTTAACCGCAGTGTCGTTCGTTCATCTTAATGAAGATAATCAAGAGTATTATGTAACCAGTCATTCGTTTGTGGCTACTAAAGGTGGACTAGATGGAAAAATTGATAGAGATTTTATAGATTATAGACAAATTGCAGAAAACGGTTATTGTACGATTACCGATTTACAAAGTGGAATTATCAATACTGATCAAGTTTTGAATTATATAGAGGATTATATCGACCAATATAAATTAGACGTACAAGCGTTATGTTATGATCCTTACTCAATACATGGTGTTATTGCAGAAATTGAGCGTAGAGATTGGCCTTATGATTTAGTAGAAATCAGACAAGGACCACAAACGTTATCTAATCCGATACTAGATTTTAGATTGAAAGTAATTAATGGCGACATTAAACATCATAAAAATCCGTTACTAGATATTGCGATAAAAAATGCAGTAGCTAAAGATACTAATGACTCATTGATGATTGAAAAGAAAATGAATAGAGAAAAGATAGATCCGCTCATGTCGACTATATTCGCTTATGTGATGGCTTGTGAACATGAATGGGATAGTGAAACTTTAATGCCATTGTTCTTATAGGAGGTGTGATGATGAAAAAATTCTTATACGCACTTGTAGTAATACTATTATTCGTTGTGGGCTTAATAGGTCTATTCTATGGCTTATTTATACTTTGGAAGCCGTTATATATTATTGGTGGCTTGCTGCTCATAGGCCTCTCAGGCGTTTTAAATCAAGCGTACGACAATACCTCGATAAGTCAGAAAGGGGGTGACAGTTAAAGATGCCATTACTTGATTTAGGATTTACAAGCAAACAAGAAAAGATGAACAGAGATTTAGAACGATTATTGTATTGGCAAGAACATGGCACACATGCAAGCTATGTTGGTATAAACGCGCTACGTAACAGTGATGTATTTACTGCTACACGTATTATATCTGCAGACATTGCAAGCACCAAGTTGAAAGTTAAAGGTCACGAAACAAATACAGTGATGGACCAAATACTGGATCTATTTAATAACAATCCGTATTCGGACTTACCGGGTTGGCACTTTAAGTTTATAATCATCGCGAATATGCTGCTTAACGGTCAATCTTTTGTTGAAATTGTACGTGATAAAAACGATTTCCCCGTAGGCTTCTATTTCTTACATAATGATTTAGTAGGAGTTGAGGAAAAAGACGGAGATATTGTCTACAACGTGAGCGAAGATGTGGAAGGTAACGCTGCAAAGATAACCAGTGAGGATATATTGCATTTTAGATACATTACATTAGATGGATATGTGGGTTATAGTCCTTTGTATGCTTTAGCACACGAAATTGGTATTTCTCAAGGTTCTAAGAGCTTCCTACGTAACTTCTTCGATAATGGTGGGACTTCGACATCAGTATTGAAGTATAGAAAAGGGCAAATCAATGCTGAACAATTAAGAGATTTGAAAAAGAATTTCTCAGAAAGCCAATTAAAAAACAATAGTGGCTTAGTTGCTATCGACGACACAATGGAATTCAGCAGGTTGCAAATTCCTACCGAAGTATTGAACTTCTTAAATAGTTATAAGTTCAGTACATCTCAAGTTGCTAAAGCGTTTGGTTTACCAGTATCGAAGCTAGGTATTGAAACAGTAAACACATCTATCACACAAGCTAACCTAGAATATTTGCAAAGTACATTAGATCCAATATTTAAAATGATGATTGCAGAACTCGAAACAAAAATATTTAAGTTTATTGATTCGGGTTACGAATTAGAGTTTGATTCATCACGTCTCATCGACATTGATCCAGAGCTACAATTACAACGTATTACCGAATTGCATAGTAAAGGAATTATTTCAACAGACGAAGCAAGAAGTGTATTTGGTTATCAACCTATTGAACATGGTGAACAACCATTGGTTGACCTTAACAGAGCGCCACTTAACACTTTAGAAAATTATCAAAAATCGAAAATTGACAAAGAAGTTGAAAAGAACTCCATTAAAGGGGGTGATGAGTATGACGAATAGTAACGTTGACACTGGACCACAAGATATGGTTATTAAGGGGTACGCAATTATCTTTAATATAATGAGTGATGACTTGGGTGGGTTCAGAGAAATTGTAGCACCTAACGCCTTAGATGATGTAGATATAAGCGATGTGAAATGTTTAATCAATCATGATTTCAATTACGTTATAGGACGCACACAGGCTGGAACACTTGAGTTAAAAGTAGATGAAAAAGGCTTGTACTTTAAATGTCACCTACCTAACACATCTTACGCCAGAGATATTTATGAAAATATTAAGGCGGGCAACGTAAATCAGTGTAGTTTCTTCTATACATTACCTCCTAATGATTCAACAGCTCGTACATGGCAAAACCTAGATAATGAGTATGTTCAAACCATAAATAAAATTGATGAACTGATTGAAGTTAGCATTGTTACAGTGCCAGCCTACAAAGATACATCGGTTGAAGTCGGTCAACGTGCGAAAGACTTAAAGAAATTCAAACAGTTGGAACAAATGAAGATAGCATTGGATTTAGAAAGCCTTCGTTTTGAAACGTGAGGCTATTTTTTATACCCAAATTTAATAAGGAGTGATATTGCATGGCCAATTTAGATGACCGCAAAAAAGAAATCGCTAATCTGATTTCTAAAGCGCAAGAAGCAGTCGAAAAGGGCGACCTCGAAACTGCTCGTAATTTAAAAGCTGATATTGATGCTCAAAAGAAAGAGTACGAAGAACTCGAACAACTTTCAAAAGAAATTGAAGCATCAGCACCTAAGTTAGAAGAAACACCACCCAAAGACGAGGGTGCAGAAGTCGAAGATAACAAAGGTGATGACACTGGAGAAGGGTCAGAAAGTAAACCATCTGATGACAAAGAGGAGAAACCGTCTGACGAAGAAAAACCTGATGATAAACCAAAACCAGATGACAAACCTGAATCTGAAGCAAAACCGAAACCAGAGGCACCTACAATTGAGAAGGTGGAAGAGCCAACAGAAGAAGAATTAAAAAAAGAAAAAGACAAAAAAGAAGGAGCGAAACGTTCTATGGCGAAATTAAACCAAAACCCAGAAACAAACGAAGAAGTTCTAGCATTTGAACAGTACATGAAATCAAAAGGGGCTAAACGTGACAATGTTAAATCTGATGACGTTGGCGTAACTATCCCAGAGGATATTAAATATATTCCTGAAAAAGAAGTTAAGACAGTCCAAGACTTATCAGAATTGGTACAAAAAACTTCAGTATCAACTGCAAGTGGGAAATACCCGATCTTAAAACGTGCTAACGCTAAATTCAACACTGTGGCTGAATTAGAGAAAAACCCTGAGTTAGCTCGTCCGGAATTCGAAACAATCACTTGGGAAGTAGACACTTATCGTGGATCTATTCCGATTTCACAAGAAGCATTAGATGATTCAGTTGCTAACTTAACTGCTATTGTTTCTGAAAATATTAACGAACAAAAAATCAACACTTTAAATGAACGTATTGGTGAAGTTTTAAAAGCATTCAATCCTACTAGTGTTTCTAATGTTGACGACTTAAAAGAAATTATCAACGTTAAATTAGATCCTGGTTATGACCGCCAAATCATCTGTACACAAAGTTTCTATCAAAAACTTGATACATTAAAAGATGGTAACGGTCGTTATTTACTACAAGACAGTATTATCAACACTGCAGGTAATACTGTGTTAGGTATGAATGTAACAGTTGTGCGTGATGACTTGTTAGGTAAAAATGGAGATGCACTAGCATTTATCGGTGATGTAAAACGTGGTGTGTTATTTGCAGACCGTACAGATGTTTCTGTTCAATGGATTGAAAATGAAATCTACGGTAAATACTTAATGGGTGCTTTCCGTTTCGATGTGAAACAGGCTGATAAAAATGCTGGTTTCTTCGTAACGTTTGAAGATGCAACAGAACCTAGTGGGGATCTAGGAGCATAAGTAAAGTAGGTGATTTCAATGTTCAAAATAGATGACGTTGAAGCCATTAAACAAGCGATACGCGTCGACCATGATTTCGATGATGACTTAATTATGGAAGTGTATTTACCAGGTGCGATTAACGAAATTAAAACAGCTGTATCTTTAAGGGAAGAAGATCAACCTTTTTATGAAAATAACGGATTGTTTAACCTTGCAGTATTGAATGTTGTAGCACATCACTACGATAACCGTTCAACTACTTCCAACGAACAAACTTTCGAAGTACCTGCATCTTCTGTAAAGCTCGTTCAGACATTAAGAAGTAGCTTGATTAAATGGCGTAAGGATAACATTGAGGTGATAGTCGATGAACCTTAACCAATTAGATTACAGAGTTACTTTTTATGAAGTTGTGAATGATGGTCCAGAAGCAGGAATGAATGAACAAAAAGAAATATACAGTTGTTTCGCTGGAATGTACGAACCAACACAAAAAGATGTACAGTTAGGTAATTTAGAACTTAGTAAAAGGTCAGTTACATTAAATATTAGAGATGCACAACCTCAATTTATACCAAGCTCAAAACACGTATTTGAGATAAAAAATGGTATGTATGCAGGGTTGTTTTTTAATGTCAAAAATGTAGCACCTGCTAAGTCGCCTAACTATGTCAAAGTGGTGGGTGAAGAAGAATGACTATGACATTGAAAGGTGATAAAGAAATAATCGCCTATTTAGAAACGAAATACGGTAAATCTGCTACTAAACGCATAACTGACTTTACACTAACTAAAGCTGGCAATAAAGTTGTAAGTATTATCAAAGGTAATATGAAAAGTTTTGAAGATACTGGAGAATCAGTAGAAGAAACTACACTTTCAAAGCCGATGACGATAAAAGGAGTAAGGGCCGTTAAAATTCATTGGCGAGGTCCTAAACAACGTTATCGTATTATCCACCTAAATGAATATGGTCACTTTGATCGTTCTGGAAAGTGGGTTAATACAGCTGGTAAAGGTGTTATTGAAAACGCTATGCGTGAAGGCAGAGAAACGTATTTCAGAACAGTAAAAGAAGAAATGAGAAAGAGGGTGTAATTTATTGGATGACATCACAATGAAAATATACGAAGCGATTATAGATAACAAAGAAATTATGAATCATGTTCAAAAGAACAATATTAAATTCTTTGATTATCCAAACGCACAAGAAATTAAAGATGTAGTGATTGTCATAGATCCATTAGATACACCTACACCTACTGATTTTGGTGATAATGATAATCTCACTTACGAATATTTTTATCAAATAGATGTATTTGTAAAACAAAAACAAGGAGTAAACGGACGAGTCTTATCAGATAGACTCGTTTTTTTAATACAACGAATGATGTGGGAAGTATTAGGTTTTGGAGAGACATCATCAATAAAACCCGAATATATCAAAGAATTTAGTATCTACCGACAAACTAAAAGGTTTGAAGGTAAACAATATTTTAAAATTTAGGAGTGTTTTAATATGGCAGAGAAAAACTATCGTTCATTTACAGGGTTAACAGAATTTTATTATAAAGTGCATGGTGAAGGTGGCGTTAAAAAAGTTGCTGATCCAGAACGCATTAAATATTTACAAGAAATTTCAGTATCCAAAGATCAAGACATCGAAAAAGCATATGGTGATAACCAAGTAGCAGAAATGGCAGTTGCTAACGGAACAATCGAAGTAGAAGCTGGTTTCCATAAGTTACCATTAGAGGACAGAGTTGCATTGTTCGGATTAGAAAAATCAGAGGACGGCATCGTGTCAGTTGGTAACGATACACCACCATATGTAGCTGTTATGTTTGCGAAAACTATGGAAGATGGTTCACGCGAGTATGTGGGATTACCTAAAGGATTATTCACATTCCCTGAATTAGAAGGTAATACAAAAGAAGATGGCGTAGAATTCAGTTCTGACTCTACTACTGCTGAATTCATGCAAGCTAAAGTTAAAGGCTTCGAAGAAGAAAAAGCAATGTTATTAGGTCACGATGCTAAAGGTACATCCGTTATGAAAGACGCTATTTGGGAGGCTGTTTTTGGCGAATCTGCACCAAGCAGTGATCCAAAAGAATCTAGTGGAACAGAATCAGAACTAGGCGCATAACATACAGGAGGTTTGATTATGGCTAAAAATAAGTATGAAGTTTTACACAAATTCATTGATTTAGAGGATAAGAAGAAAGTTTACGATACTGGAGATACTTATCCTAAACCAGCGAACAAAAAAATCTCTGATGAGCGTATTTCAGAGCTTTCTACAAGCAACAACAGACGTGGAAAAGCGTTAATCAAAGAATTAGAAGAATAACTATTATCGAGGACTTCGTGTCCTCTTTTTATTTGCAAATAAAAATCAAAATTAAAGGAGCAATTAAAATATGGCTAAACGTAATTTTATTAAATTAATTCAAATCGATAAAAAGGGTAACGCAGTAACTGATTCAGAAGGTAACGCAAAATTCGACACTTATATTACACCTACACAAATTCCTTTTCGTAAAATCTATGATGCAGCTGATTTAATGGACGGTGCATCAGATGAGAACACTTCTGCGCAAGAAAATATCGATCAAATGTTAGACATGGTAGTTGATATTTACAACAATCAATTTACAAAAGATGATTTACTAGACAGATTGCATGCACCAGATGCTGTAGAAGAGTTACAACAACAAATTCAATTTATTGCACAAGGTCAAATGGATGAAGAAAGAAAAAAGCAACTAGCCAAAATGATTTAAAACCTATCAATTATAAAGAACATAAGGAAAATATGAAGAAGTTAATGTTGAAAATGATGGAAGAAGGCGGTAAGGATATTAACGATATTTTAGATATGCCTTTTGCTTTTTTCATGGAGTTAGTTGACGAAAGTAATAAGAAAAACGTCAAGAAAACAAACAGTATGATCGACGCGTTCATGTAATACATTTTATAAGTAAGGAGGTGGAGTGATGCCAGAAAGAATAAAAGGGTTGCAGATTGACCTATCTATGAAAGATATGGGCGTTCAACGTAGTATTTCGGAAATAAAACGTAGTTTCAAAGGATTAAACGCTGACTTAAAACTATCTAACAACAACTTTAAGTATTCCGAAAAAAGTTTAAATTCATATAAGTTAAGAACTAGAGAATTATCGCAAGCAGTCAAAGAATCTAAAGCTAACGTTGCAGCGTTGAAAGCAAAATACCAAGAAGCAGCAAGAGCATCTGGTGTGAATAGCAAAAAAGCTGCTCAATTAAGGCAGGAATATAGTCGACAAGCTGACAATCTTAATTATTTACAAAACGAACTCGACCAAACGCGAGATAAATATAGAGAAATGATTGCAGTAAGTAAATCGTCTGTCGGTAGACTTGGGCAAACATTTTCTGAAATAGGACCTAAGATAAAATCTATTGGTGACTCAATGAAGTCGGTTGGGCGTAACATGAGTTTACACGTTACCGCACCAATTGTGGCAGGTTTTGGTGCTGCGATGAAGAAAAGTATAGACTTCGATGATACTATGCGCAAAGTAAAAGCCACATCTGGTGCTACTGGCGATGAGTTTAACCAACTTAGAATAAAAGCACTTCAAATGGGTCGAGATACTAAATTCACTGCTTCGGAATCTGCTGAAGCGATGAACTACATGGCACTTGCAGGTTGGGACACCAAAGATATGCTAAAAGGTATTGGTGGTGTAATGGATTTAGCTGCCGCATCTGGTGAAGATTTGGCAAGCGTGTCTGATATTGTAACCGACAACTTAACTGCATTTGGCATGAAAGCTAAAGATAGTACTCACTTTGCTGATGTTTTGGCTCAAACGAGTTCGAAAGCTAATACTGATGTACGTGGTTTAGGTGAAGCGTTTAAATACGCTGCTCCAGTTGCTGGTGCGTTAGGTTACACGATAGAAGATACATCAGTAGCTATTGGTTTGATGTCTAATGCTGGGATAAAAGGTGAAAAAGCCGGCACAGCATTAAGAACAATGTTTACCAACCTTTCTAAACCAACAAAAGCAATGAAAGACGAAATGGATAAACTGGGAATATCTATTACTGATAGCAACGGTGAAATGCTGCCTATGAGAGATGTAATGGACCAGCTTAGAACTAAAATGGGTGGTTTATCCAAAGATCAACAAGCAGCCGCAGCTAGTACAATATTCGGTAAAGAGGCTATGAGTGGTGCATTAGCAGTTATCAATGCATCAGACGAAGATTATAAAAAGCTAACTAAATCCATAGACGGCTCTAAAGGTGCTTCAAAAAGAATGGCTAAAGAAATGGAAGGCGGTATTGGTGGCGCAATGCGTAAAATGAAATCGGCAATTGAAAGTTTAGCGATTTCATTAGGTGATGCATTAGCCCCAATGTTATATAAAGCTGCTAAATGGATTACATCATTAGCGAATAAGTTTTCTAATTTACCTACTGGCGTTCAAAAAACGATTGCAGTTGTAGGATTACTCGCCGCAGCTATTGGTCCACTACTAATGGTCTTTGGCGTTATGGCATCAACAATTGGCACTGCTATAACAGTATTAGGATCTTTAATGACGAGTATGAGAACACTATCATTTTTATCTAAAACCAGTGCAGCAGCGACTGGTATTTGGAATGGCGTTACTGCCACTGCTCGTGGTATCGCAAATGGTTATAGATATGCGGTGGCTGCATTAACCACTTCTCAGACAATACAGGCTATGAAAACTAAAATTGCTGCAGCTGCAACAACAGCTTGGACTACAGTTACTAAAGGTGCAACTTTAGCAACTAAAGGCTTGGGATTAGCAATAAGATTTATGACTGGACCAGTCGGTATAGTTATTACAGCCATCGGATTATTAGTAGCAGGGCTTATTCATTTATGGAAAACAAATAGCTCGTTTAGAAATGCAGTTATCGGCATTTGGAATTCAATAAAAAATGCTGCAATAGCTATATTTGGTTTTATCAAACCTTATATTATTAATATTTGGAACGCAATTAAAAACTCTACAATTGCCATTTGGAACGCGATTAAAAGAAGTGCTGTAATAATATGGAACGCTATTAAATTTGCTGTTCAACATCCTATTCAAGCATTAAAAAATGTCTTATCAGCTTTATGGAATGGCATGAAAAATGCTGCTATTAAAATCTGGACCGCCTTAAAGAACGGCGTTATAGCAATTATTAAAGCATATGTTGCGCAAGTAAAATTTAATATCAACCTTATTAAACGCATTGTAGTTACGATATTTAATGCTATTAAAAGCTTTTCTATTAAAGTGTGGACTGCATTAAAAAATGGTGTGTTAGGAATCGTTCGAGCTTTGCGCAAAGGTGTTCTATCTGTATTTAACGCATTAAAAAAAGGTGTTTCTGTAATATTTAATGCTGTAAAGAATGCCACAGTTAAAATCTGGACGGCTATAAAAAAATCAGTAGTGAATAAAGCAAAAGCATTATGGTCTGGAGTTAAAAATACATGGAATGCACTCAAAAAAGGTACAATTGGCATATTTAAAGCAGTTGGCAGTTTCATGAGTTCTAAATGGAACAGTATTAAAAAAGGTACTGTTAATAAAGCGAAAGCTCTATGGTCAGGCGTCAAAGGTGCTTGGGGATCACTTAAAAAAGGTACTCATAACACCATGAATGCTGTAGGTGGCTTCATGAGCAAGAAATGGAATGGAATTAAAAGTACTACTGTATCTATAGTAAATGGCATGAAATCGAAAGTTATGGGCACCATGAATAAAATGAGAGACGGTATCAAAACAGTTACCGGTAAAATTGGGAATCTTTTTGGCGGAATGGTTAAAGGCGTTAAAAAGGGATTAAATAAATTGATCAGTGGTGTTAACTGGGTTGCTGATAAATTAGGTATGGATAAATTACCGTCTATTAAATTAAGTACGGGGACAAACGCATCTAAAAAATATGTGAGTCATGGGAAAATTAACCGAGACACTTTTGCGACAGTTGGAGACAAAGGTAGAGGTAATGGCCCTAGTGGATTCAGGCATGAAATGATTGAGTACCCTAACGGTAAAATGACTATTACCCCTAATAGAGATACAAACACATTTTTACCTAAAGGTTCTAAAGTTTATAATGGCACACAAACTCATGCGATGCTATCCCAAATGCCTCGTTTTAGTATAGGTTCAGCAATCAAAGAAAAAGCTGAATATATGCTTGAAAATGGTAAAAAAGCTGTAAAAAGCACAGTTGGAAAAGGCAAAGACTTAGGAGGAAATGCAGTAGACCAAGTTAAGAAAGTTGGTTCTGAGGTTGCTGTTAAAGCTAAAAAGGTTGGAAGTGCAGTTATATCAGGTATAGGAGATGTATTTGATTATATAGGACACCCCGGTAAGCTAGTTAACAAAATTTTTGACAAAGTTGGATTTAACTTTAATTTTCTCAAGGATGCACCTTTACCTTTTGATTTAATGCAAGGAGCCTACAAGAAATTAAAGAGTGGCGTCAAATCATTATTTGACGAATGGCTTAATGATGCCGGTGGGGCGATGGCTCTTCCTTTACTAAGTTCCCAATTACTACGGGATATTATCCTAATGGTGGCGCTCCTGCTTATAGTTTTGGTGGAGGTCATCATTACGGTATTGACTTTGGTGCCCCATACGGTACAACAATCAATGCTACGAATAGTGGACAGTTAGGTGAATTGCATAACTTTGGCGGAGGGCTTGTTGCAAGACTTTTAACAGGTCAATTCACATTATTTTTTATGCACTTATCTAAAATACTGAAACACGGTAAGGTACAGGCAGGAGAACCTATAGCTAAAACAGGTAATAGTGGTAACTGGACTACTGGTCCTCACTTACATTTCCAAGTCGAAAAAGGTAGACATAATGATTGAAGGACGATATGAAGAATTTTCTTGATCCCATTGATTTCATTAAAGTACGATTTCATTGTATCTAAGTGAGCATCAATTTGAAAATAGTCTTCAAGTGTTTGGT